GGTAAGTTGAGCGCACGACTAAGGTTCGGAAAAATTTGCGAGACAATTACATTTTTCGATTTATTATTGCTTAGAATAGGCGGTAAACGATATCCAATATTGCAGTATATATTTAATAGACACGCGTCCGATAAGAAAAAGAAGTTATTAGATAATATGCGAGTTTCACAGATAATGAAATGTGGAAATCATCAGGGTCTGGAGCACACTTCCGACTGCTTATATATTGTTGATTTTAATCCTAAATTGAGAAATATGTCATCTATATCCCGTAGAATGGTTGATTACGAAACTAAAGAGGAAATGGTTCATAGCATTTATGCTGAACTGATTTCTAAGTACTACATTCTTAATGGAGAGGTTTTGAGGTATGAGAATATGCAAATGAATTTGTATTATGATTATTATATTAATGTATATACTCATCCTCAATCTCAGATACCGATACGTCCTCCTGTGGACGCTCGTAATAATGCTAGTTCTACTGGCATTTTTCCCGATTTGAAAATTCGTGGTTTAGTTAAAAGGCTCTTTGATCATCATTTGGTTTATAATCTTAAGATTCCTGTTCCGAAGAAGAAATTGATTGGTATTCAAACTCTACGTTATTTGGCGTATGATGTTTGTAGTTATGAATCAATAGTTTATAAAGATTATAAAGGAATGCCAAGGGTCCGTTTTGCTACGAATAATGCTGGTGAGCTTGCGGTTCAGCTCAAACTCTATTCAGAATTTAATGTGAATGGTGCACTTCGTGGTCCGAGTTTTGGAGAATTAAGAAAAATTCTTCCTGGTGCACTTCGATTATTAGAGGGAGCTTTAGACTGTGAGAAATTTGTTGGCACTTTTGATTTTTTCTACCATCCAGAATCAATAATTGATTTTTGTAAGTTGGGTACATCTGGTGGGGTAGTAGCAGTTCCGATGAATATATTAACTTTGAATGGTACTCGTTATCGTGTAATGAATGCTGGAAAGAAGTTACATTTATTTGAACCTGCTGCTAGACAATTTCATAAGTATATGTGTCAATTGTTAAGAGGCGGAAATCCTATATTTGAATTTTTGTGTGTAATGAAGTTAAAACAGGAATGGCGTATTGGCCATAACAAAAATGAGGATGAGCTTCGAGCCATGCAGACAAAGTGTCGGGAATTTTTTATTGCGGGAATGTTGGGAATATTCCTTTCTCATCTTTTGATGAATAAGAGGATGTTTATTGAACGTGGTAATATGATAAGAATAGGTATGAAATTTATCTATGGGGGCGCGTATGAATTGGCAAAGTATATGCGTTATGATGTAGAGGATATGATCTATGTCACTGGTGATATAAAGAATTTGGATAAACATATTAAGGATTGGCAGTTAATGTTGTATATATTGACTGGTCAACGATATTTTAGATGGAATAAATATTCTAGAAAGAAAGAGCGATTTGTTCGTCGTCTTTTTAGAATACTTGCGTATAATATAGCTCATAAAGTGGTTTTGCATGTCGGTGGATTTTGGAGATTTATGCGTGGTTTTATGTATTCGGGAGGTAAGGAAACCTCTGCGGGTAATAGTTGGATATTATGTCTTGCGTTCTTTTGTTATTTAATTTACACTGTAATGAAATTCCCTCATTTGAAGCAGTACGTTGATAGATTTTTGGTGCTTAAACTGATAGTTATAATAGCTTATGGAGATGATCATATCTGGGTGATGCCTGGTGTTCTTCGTGAGTATTTTAACAAGTTTACGTGGACCAAGTTTTTAGAAGAGTTCTATGATATGGAACTCCGGGAAGGAGAGCAGTTCGATTCTTTTATGTCTGAATTCGATCATGTAACTGGTATGTTTATCAAGAAAGGACCTAAATTCTTGAAAAGATATTTTGTTAAGAATCGAATGAATAATGGACTTGCTCCTGTCCTACCTGTTAAGCCTACTGACGAAACTATGATTCGAATGGTTTGTAATGATAATCAAGAGCCTCATGATTATCTTATGACTGCTCAAGGAATGGGATGGGATTCTCTAGGTACTAATATTGCTGTTTATGAAAACGCTAAATGGTTTTTTAATCAGATTAAATTAGAGAATCCTACAATTTCTCCGCTTCACGTTTATCAGTCATATATGAACGATAAAGCTCGTTTTAAGAAACTTAATGATTTATCTAGGAAGTTATCTATTCCTATTGAGACTATCATTAATGATTTCCCCACAATAAAACGGTTACAGGAATTGCATGTTCATGATCCACAGCGGTGTAAATTTGGGGGTATTCTCGAGGAGTATGATACTGTACTTAGTAACATGACAATGGTTTCACAATGAGGCCATTTCCCC